GTATAAGAAACCTCACAGCAACTACACACATTGGTGCATTAACAGGTAATGCAGATACAGCAACTGCACTTGCGACTGCTAGAACTATCGGTGGAACTTCTTTTGATGGAACTGCTAATATTGCGGTAGCACTAGCTACACTCGCAACAACAGTAACCATAACGGACAATGAATCTACAAATGAAAGTAATGCCCTTATCTTTACTGCTGGTGGAGATGTTGATGGCGGTGACTTAGGTTTAGAATCAGACGGCACACTAACATACAATCCTAGTACTGGTAAAGTAACTGCAACAGGATTTGTAGGAACACTAACTGGTAATGTGACAGGTAATACTTCTGGAACCGCTGCTACCGTTACAGGTGCAGCTCAAACAAATATTACTTCATTGGGTACACTAACCGCCCTTACAGTTGATAATATTATTGTTAATGGCACAAATATTGGTCATACTTCTGACACGGATGCTATGGCAATTGCCTCAAACGGTGTAGTTACATTTAGTCAGATACCAGTTATGCCAGCAAACTCCATCGATAGTGATGAATACATAGACGGTTCTATTGATACCGCACATATTGCTGATAGTCAAATTACAGTTGCTAAGATGGCAGCAAATTCTGTTGATTCTGATCAGTATGTAGATGGTTCTATTGATAACGCACATATCGCTGATGATGCTATTGATAGTGAACATTATGCTGCTGGTAGTATTGATACAGCTCATATTGCCGATGCTCAAATAACAGTTGGTAAGATGGCAGCAAACTCCGTTGATAGTGACCAGTATGTAGATGGTAGTATTGATACTGCACATATTGCTAATGCTCAAATAACAGTCGGAAAGATGGCAGCAAATTCTGTTGATAGCGCCCAATATGTAGATGATTCTATTGATACTGCACATTATGCTGCGGGTTCTGTCGATGCTGCAGCGTTAGGTGCTGATTGTGTAACCGCTGCAAAGATTGGTGATAATGTAATTAATTCAGAACATTACGCAGCGGATTCTATTGATGAAGAACATATTGCCAATGATGCCGTTGGCTCAGCAGAACTTAAAACACTGTCAACTCTGTTGATTAAAAACTCTGGTGGCACTACATTAAAAACACTTTATGGTGCAGGTGCATAATTGATAATAATATGGAGAATAGTTAATGACAGCACGTTTACCTCTATGGTATAATAGCGGCGTTCTTCAAGAGATGACTGCTGGTGAGATTGTCCAATGGCAAGTTGCAGGGATTTTTGTATACGCTGGTGGTCCAACTTCAGTTCTTACTCAGGTTAGTGGTTCAGGTAGCCTTGCTGCTATGAGTGATACAAGAAAAACAGCGGGTGCTACTTCTACAAATGCATCTGCTTTTGTTGCTGAAGGCAGTACTGCTGAACCCGGCACTGCTACGGTAGCTTATGACAAGGTTAATCAAGCATATACTACAAGTGGTGTGGGTCAGACTGCTGATACTGGTATAACCTTTCCTGTATGGTGGGATAATGGTAATAATACTCTCCAAGCAATGACGCTAACAGATTTCAAGGATACTTTCGTGTCTCCTGCAATTGATCTTTTGGTTGCTGGCTCAGAATCAAATAATACTGGTGGAACTTATACTGTCACAACTTCTTCAACGGCGGCGTCAGGATATACTAATGTATCTACTACCGCAATATTCACTGATACACGAGCAAATACGGGTGCATATAGTGCTGCTGGTATCCCAGAGTCAGCTGATCAACCTACTACGATAACTAATTATTTTCTTCATCGAAGGGATGGTGCAGATAGTACACCAGATAGAAATCTTTTACTTTTAGAAGGCGGGTCGGGTGGACTTATAGAAGGCGCTACTGCCACAATGAAAAGTCTCATAGGAAACTGGATACGCTATGATGCTGCTAATACTGGTGGTCAAAAAATTGTATACACAGTGGCAACATCTGGTGGCAGTACAAGGGGTTCTGGTATGGTCGATACTCGTCTTAATGGTGCTGGTAACTACCAACAGTTACAGGTTGGTGATGATTATCGTTCACAGGAATTTCCAAATGGTTCAGCTGCAACAATAACAACTTATGCTCTTAGGATTGCTAAAGGTGGTTAATATGTACGTATATATAGAGAGTAGGAGATATTAATGTCATACTTATGGACAGATAAAATTACAGATTATTATTACAGTAATCCAGAACTAAATACTGTTGCAGTTTTGTGGACAAGCCCAGATGATGGTCTTATTCGGGAACACTATATTATGGTAGACGAAGAAGATGAACAGTGGAGAGATTTTGTAAAGGAAATTCCTTACGAAAAAATCAGTGAACGGACTGAGGTTCGCCATGAAGAGTTTCGTGAGCAGTTTAGGGAATCTTTTAGAAATTATATGACCCGTGAGCAGGAGGAAACCACTGAAGCGCAAAAAGCGCAAGCTGTTGCACAAACTGTGGCAGTTGAAGCGCTAAAGAATCAAACAAAATTAGATTATGAATCGTGGAAAAAAGACCTCGAAGATAAAGCAGCTGCCCAGGCTGAAGCATCAGCTACTCAGGCTGAAGAACAATCGACAGCACTTAAAACAGCACTTAAATTAGATTATGAATCGTGGAAACAAACTATCGAAGATAAAAATCCTGATAATATATTGTTACTTGATACTAATATACCAGAAGATAATATTTTTGATTTGTTTTTTGGGTTGTATGATGAACAAAAAGAAGAACAAAAAGAGCAGTTATTTAAACTTAAACTCAAAATTTTTGAACAAGATATTGTCAAGAATGCAAAGAAAGATGATAGACTTAAAAATGCAAAAACTTTCATTCGTAAAGCAAAATCTCCTATGGAAGTTCTATTAGGATATATGGTTTTTTCAGATACTGCTGAACTTAATATGAATGAGGAAGAAAGGTTTGAAGTTGATGGGGTATACATACCCCTAAAATGATATAAGGTTTATATATGAATACAATATTATGCGTAAAGTGGGGTGACAAATATGATCATACCTATGTTGAAAAACTAAAGGAACAGTGCGAAGAAAATTGCACTGTTCCGTTTAACTTCTACTGTATCACAGACAAACCAACGAAACCATATGATATAAAAATCCCAGCTGAGTGGGACGAATACTACTTAAAGAATCGTGGATTCTTTTGGGCGTATAGGAAGTATTATGCGTTTGCATTGGATTATGGTGATAATTTAGACATAGAAATAGAAACATCAACAGACTTAACATCGTCTGGTTCTATTCAATTGGAATCTGGTGTAGAAGACTTTTCTAGAATTGTGGGCGATAAATTCTTAATGTTAGACCTTGATGTTATCATACATCAAGACCTTAAATATTTCTTTGATCTTCCTATGGACAAACCTTGGATAGTGCGTGGGTGGTGGAATGATATTCATACAGTTAAACAAAACTTTTCTAAGCACAAATCTACGCCTCTTAACTCTTCTGTTATACGTTGGGATCGTGGCCAATTAAAAAGTGTCTATAAAGATATCAAAAAAAATGTTGAAGTAATCTTTTTTACATATCCCAGTGCTGATAACTATTTTAATCATCGCTGGTATAATTGTTGGGAAGAAGAAAAAGGATTCTTTAGAGCCTTCCCTAAAGGTGACATATACTCATGGTATAAAGGTAATGTATATCCCGATGATATGGAAATAAAAAAACTAAGGTTAGATCATAAAATTTGTTTGTTTAATAATAGTAGAGAAACTGATGATGTTGAAGAGCTAAAATCTTTATGGAATATTTAAAACTTACGCCAGAGTTAGTTAACGATTGGAAAAATGCATTATCAGCTTCAGAACCATATGTGTTCAAACGAGTAATGGATTCTATGAATCAATCTCAATTAGAAAGTAAGTTATGGATAATCCAAGAATTAATTAAGCTAGACATCAAACCAAAAAGAGTTGCAATGCTTGCTGGATGGTTTGCACAATATACCGTTCCTCTTTTGTATGATAATTTTGAATCTATAGTTCGGATAGAAAACTTTGAAATTGATCGAGATGTTAAAAAAATAAGTTATAAATTTAATAAGAGATATAAAGAAGAAGGATATACAATAAAAATTAAAAATGTTATGTTTGATAAAATACAACCGAAGGGAAATGGCCAGGAGGATATGGATACGATAATCAATTGTTCATGTGAGCATATGTATCCAATGTGGAAATTTAAAGAGTTAAATTTAACACCCATACCAAGGATTCAAAAAAATCCTTTATACATATTACAGTCTTCAAATGATAATCAACATGAAGACCATATAAATTGCGTTGACTCCGAAGAGGAATTAATTTTTCAATCTAGAATAGAACATGTTATGTATTCTGGTTCAAAAATACTAGCAAATAAGAGTACAAGATTTATGGTGATTGGGAAATGAAAGGGAGATTGCAATATGAATCCGATACAATGGTGTAGAAAAAATGACATTTGGTATTTAAAAATTGATTTAGAAATACCAGAGGTAATTATTAAAGAGGCTCAATCAGTATATGATGAGGGTTTTTTTGTAGAGCATCGATTGCAAGATGGTGATGAATGGTGGTCTTCTTCAATACATGGATTTGTTCATGAGAATGAAACTGATATATCTTTGGGTTGGCGTAATACTATGAATCCAAGTGGATATGGATACACCGAAGACACAGTCAAGTGGGGCTGGACTGAAGTTGCTGAAGTTGCACCGGAGATGAAGAGATGGTTGGAAGACTTTCCACATAAACACTATAGGCGATGTCGGTTCATGTTGATCAAGCCAGGTGGAAGTATTACTGCTCACCATGATGCTAGTAGTGATAGAATAAACGAAGGTAGGAAAAGAAATATATCTGCTGCCATTAATTTAGCAATCTATCAACCAGATAATTGTTATTTACGAAGAGTTGACACTAAAGAAGAATTGCCTTTTGATAATTGCAGTGGATTTTGGTTTGATAATGGAGTCACCCATGAGGCATTAAATAGTTCTGATGAAAATCGTTTTCATTTTATCATTCATGGTGGTTCGAACAAAGAAAGAATTGCATTGATGAAACGATCTATGGCTAAGCAGTTTGGTAATGATGTATTGAAAGAATTAGATGATGGAAAGCTTTAATGAATTTAAATTGTTATGGTATGAACAAACCAAAAATATAAAGATTAAAAAAGAGACAAAGGGTTGTGTTTTTGTCATAGTTTATCCTGATAAACTTAAATGGGATTTTTCAGTAGAAAAACAAACTCATACAATTTGTGTTCAAACTTCTGGTGGTTCCACAGGTGCCGGAACTGGCCATAACCAAATTTTGTGTTATAAAAGTGAGTTATATGAAACACTAAAAAATTGTATATTTACACATGTTATGATTGTTTCAATTGGTATGGTGTTTGATATGGTTAAACATCCAACTAGTATAACAAGTTTTTTAGAGTTTGCCAAAGTAAAAGATTTTTGCAAAGCTCACATAATTGCTCATCCAAATAAACCAGCATTTCTACATCATCAACACATAGAATTAAATCTAGAAATGTGGAGAGAATATGGTTGTCCAGATTTGTTCAAAAGTAAATGGGAGCATTACATAAGGTATGATGAAAATTTTCACGATGATTATACACCACCTTGGATTTCCATAGCAGATTTAAAATTGCCACAAATAAAAAACTTCTCTATAAGTGACAGAAGAGGAAAGGCATTTTCCTATTATAGAACTGATATTCAAAATGATAATTGGGATATAATTTCTTCTAAAGAGAATGGGTGGAGAGATAAAGTTAATATGTCAGACAATTATTTTAAAATGCTTTTTACTAGAGTGAAAGAAAAATATTATGTCCATAATACAGAAAATATAGGAAAATTACCAGAAGATAATTTTAATGTTATCATAACACCCACTGCTGGATATAGTGGAGAGTATTTTGCAGAAAATTTAGACTTTGATGGAGAAATAATATTCTATGATTATTGCAAGGAAAATGTAGAAATTAAAAATATGATTGTAGATATGAATATGTCAATAGATGAAATACGAACTTATTCAAGAACTAATTTATCACCCATATTAGCTGATAGCTTTATGTTCAACGATGGAAACATACCCCATGTTAAAGATTTACGAAAAAGAATAAGTAAGTTCGGCGACGATGAGGAACTTAAAAAATTACAAGAAAAAATGATTGATAATTGCAATGTCAATTATTTCTTGATGGATATTATTAATGATGAAAATGACAAAAAAATCATAAATAAAATAAAAGATAAAAGGGTATTTTTTGATATAAGTAATATTTTTGGATATCATGTATCTCATATGTGTTATACCTTTAAAGAATTGGTAGACAGGTTTGAATATTTTATAGATATGTTGGAAACATATGCTGAGTATTATCACTTAAAAGGTACAAGACCAGCAAAGGATAAATATGTTAATATCAAATAACACACAACAAAATCTCAGTGAAAAATACGATTGCGTCGAAGGCCAATATGAAGAAAAACTTGATGAAAATTTTCTTGAGTTTACTTTAGAAGAATTAGGTATACCCTCAGCTGAAAGTTTACACAAACAAACTTTAAAAATTGTTGATGAGATTGGTGGTATAAAGGGGTGGCAAAAAAATAATAAGGAATCTAAAAAATATAGAGGATTTAGTATTTGTATTAATCCAAATGGGGACGAATATTTACAGAGTTCATATGCGAGTCTTGGCCATCCAAAATTGAATTGGGCTTATGGAAGAGAGTCTAATCCTAACTTACCTTGGTTGGAAGTTAAAGATACATATTATGATACATATGGATTTAATACAGTTCATCCAATTGTAGAAAAACATTATAGAGAATTTCTAAAATCTTTTGACCTTTTACCTACAAGATCAAGAGTTATGTGGGCTTATCCTGGCCATGAACAAAATTGGCATGTAGATGAAAGGCTTCAAACAGCAATTAGATTTAACATACCATTGGTAACAGAACCTTCTTATATTTTAGAAATTGATGGAACTGATAATTGGGGAAATTCATTGAAATTGACAAAACATTTAGAAGTTGGTAAAGCCTATGTTTGGAATACCAAAATAAAACACAGAATTAAAGAAACTGGTGGAGCAACTAAACCAAGAGTTCACATTGTTGCTGCATTTATTCCTTGGTTTGAAAAAGATGGTGATGATTGGAAACCTAATAAATATTTTGGTTGTCAACCTTTAAATATGATAAAATCAAAAATGATTTTTCCTTATGCGCCATGAAAATATTTGCAGTTAGAATAGGTGACAAATACGGAATAGAATATGAAACGTATTTGGAAAATAAATTATCTGATTATGAAATTGTATGGATAAGAGAACCCTATAACCAAAAAGTAACTTTACAATGGAACAAAATGTGGGGTATGCAATTGGACACAGATGAACCAATCTGTGTAATAGATATTGATATTTTACTTGTGGGTGATTATAAAAAGATATTTGAATATCCTATCAAACCGGGCCAGTTTCTAGCAATGCCTGGATGGTGGAGAAATGATTCTAATACTTATAAGATCAATGGTGGATTCTTCAAATATTATCCAAAGGAATGTAAGTATATCTATGATAAATTCATGAAAGATATTCGTTATTGGCAACAGTTCTATATTAAAAATGGCCAGACTACAGGGCCTGTTAATGGCGAACAGTATTTTGTAGAAGATAGTGTGAATGAAAGATTAGAACTCATTACATTACCAAATGAATGGTTTGCAAGATGGGTTGCTGATGGTAAGGTTATCAACTTTGAAGATAGCGAAACTTGGCAGTACAAGATGACTGAGAGATATGAGAAGGCAACTGGTAACGATTGGATATATATGGGTGGAGAGTTTCATCCTGATATAAAGTTTGTGCATTTCACAAACCATAGAAACAAACCGCATGAATGGAAAGATTATGAAATTTTTTATAACATGTAGGAAGATACAGATAACTTATCTAAATAGAGGTATATTATGAATTCTTATGAATATTTCGAAACTACCTTTGAAAAAACATATGACCTTTGGAATGAAGGTCTGTGGCCGGGTAGGATTAATAAAATTCAACCAATAAATACCCTTATGTGGAATCCACATATGTGGGAAGATTATGGTAAAGTTGATGTTACTAAAGACAAGAATATTTTATTATCTAAACCTACCTTCTGGGCAATAAGAGATGGAGAAGAAATTATCGGCGTAAATAGTGGGTTTAAAAGTGATGATGATATTTACAGGTCTAGAGGTTTATATGTAAAACCAGAAAAAAGAGGAGAAGGATTATCTAAACTTCTACTCAAACTAACAATAGAAACTGCAAAAAGAGAAGAATGTAGAATTATATGGACAATGCCACGAAAAACTGCACTACCAGCATATGAGAGTGTGGGATTTAATAAGATTGGGGGATGGATAGATAAGGGCGTTGAATTTGGCCCAAACTGTATTGCAATAAAACAAATCTTATAAATATATAAAAAAGGATATCTCCACATGGCCATACCTACAAGTAAATCAACATTTAAATCGTATTGCCTGAGAGCATTAGGTTCTGGGGTTATTGATATTAACGTATCAGACGATCAGACAGATGACCGTATTGATGAAGCTCTTCAGTATTTTGCACAATATCATTATGATGGTATTGAGAAGATGTATCTCAAACATCTGATTACTGCTGCAGATGTTGCAAGAGGAACAGAAAATGTATCCTCAACTGGAACTGATACAGTAGACAGCACTATTACTGATACATTCCTAGAGGGTAGTAATTTTATTCCAATGCCCTCTGCTGTTGTGTCAGTGATACAAGTCTGGCCGTTCACAGGTACAGGTGGTGGTTCCAACATGTTTGATGTTCGTTACCAGTTGCGCCTTAATGACTTGTATGACCTATCTTCTACTTCTGTTATTCAGTATCAGATGGCGATGGATAACCTAGACCTTCTAGAACACATTCTTGTTGGTGAAACACCAATCCGATTTAACCAACATCAGAATCGTCTTTATATTGATGGGGATTGGACAAATGACTTTGTTGCGGGTGAAGACTATATTATTGTAGAATGTTATCGTAAAATAGACCCAACAACATTCACAGATATTTATGATGATATTTTTCTAAAAAGATATGCAACTGCTCTTATTAAGCAACAGTGGGGTGCAAACCTATCCAAGTTCAGTGGTGTTGCGATGCTGGGCGGAGTTACTATGAATGGCGAAACTATCTATTCACAGGCACAGGAAGAGATTAATAAGTTGGAAGAACAAATTCAACTTACCTTTGAGTTGCCAGTTAATTATATGATAGGTTAATTAATGGCGGTTAATAAACATTTTCATACAAGTGGTGTAGCTGCAATTGCAACTGAGCAATCCCTATATGCTGATTTAGTTTCAGAAGCTATTCATCATAGAGGACACTCTGTGTATTATCTTGACCGCACATTAGTTGCAGAAGATACAGTTCTTGGTGAAGATTCACTATCCAAGTTTAATAAACAAGCTTCTATTGAAATGTATATGGAGGATTCTGGTGGTGGTTTTGCTGGCCAACGAGAACTGATGTCCCAGTTTGGTTTACAGAACCTTAGTGAAGCAACCTTTGTTGTAAGTAGGACAAAGTTTCAAGAAAAAACAAAACAAATAGAGATAGAAACAGCAACAGATTCAACATCATCTGGTTCTATTCAGTTAGAATCTGGTACAATCACAACTTCTAGTGAAGTATTCTATATTGCAAATGAAACTGATGCGACTGATGCTGATCGTCCTCTAGAGGGTGATGCAATTTATCATCCAACATTAAAGAAATTGTTTGAGATTAACTTCGTGGATCATGATGAACCTTTTCATCAGTTAGATAATAATCCAGTATACAAGATGCGTTGTCGTTTGTTTGATTATGGCTCAGAAGAATTCAGTACTGGTATTACTGAAATTGATGCAATCTCAGATGATCTATCAACAGTAACTTCTGATTACCAGTTTACTCTTGAAAATGGATCATTTGTTGGCCAAGAATTAAGTATAGACATTGTTTTTATTGACCTCTCTTCTACAGCTATAACTTTGGATAGTACAGTAGCAGCAGCCGACCCTGCTTCATATGGTGAAAGTATCCTACTCGAATCTGGTGAGTATGATTTCCTTATAACAGAAGAATCCCCAAGTATTGGTGATGGAGTTATAGATAAGACCGCACAGAATGAATTGTTTGATACATTAGATGATGCAGTAATGGACTTCAGTGAGTCAAATCCATTTGGTGATGCAGGGGTTCCAAACTGATGACTACAGGTCAAATAAGTTCAGCTGAACAATCATTATACGCCAACTTGGTTGTAGAAGCAATTCAAATTCATGGCCATGATGTATATTATCTTGACCGTACACTAATTGCAGAAGACAATGTTCTTGGTGAAGATTCACTATCCAAGTTTAATACTCAGTCTCTTATCGAAATGTATATGGAAGATTCTGGCGGGGGTTATGCTGGAGAACAAGAACTGATGTCTCAGTTTGGTTTACAGAATTTAAGTGAAGCAACCTTTGTTGTAAGTAAAACAAGGTTCCAAGAGAAAACAAAACAGATACAGATTGAAGCAGCAACAGATTCAACATCCTCTGGTTCTATTC